ATGTTAGGTAATCCATGTGATAGGTATTTATATTATGCATTTCATGGAGGGTTGGGAAATCAAGAAATTAATCCCCAAACCCAACGTATTTTTGATACAGGGTCTTCATTAGAGACACGTATGGACAAATATTTACGTAAGGCGGGTATTTTCCTAGCTTCAGAACAAACTGTTAAGCTAGAAAGCCCCCCAATTTCTGGAAGGTATGATTTTCTTATTCGTTATAAAAATACAGATAGGGCAATTGTAGAATTGAAGTCAATTAATACTCGTGGTTTTGAAGCTTTAATAGATAGTCCAAAAAGCGATCATAGTGTACAACTCCAGATATATTTAAATCTGTTGGGAGTTAAAAATGGTATTGTAGTATACGAAAATAAAAATGATCAGGAGTTGAAGGCGTTTAAAGTACAGCAAAATGCGGATGAATGGGGAGCGATTTTAGAACGGTGTATTAAAATACAGTATATGTCTGTAAATGATGTGCCTACTGGTTGTACAGGCGCTTTTTATTGTGCTTGTAGAGAGGTTAAACAATGAAAATGGAGACTAAACAGACAACTTGGAGTCCCATTAAGGCGTTAGCCAATGCTCAACGAAGTGTTGATGAGTTAAATGTGCCACTTTTCCAAACCAATCTTACAGAACGAGAAGACTTAGAGTTTGCGAATCTAATGAATTATGATAATCGAAAATTGGAAGAGTTTTTAATAGCTTATGGAGGGTACAGAGCCTACCTAGAAGCCCACGTTGCAGATAGTGAAGCTAAGAAGAAAGCCTTAGAAGCAGCTTTTGATGAAGGATATTCAACAGCCATCTTTAGAATTGCAACTGAACGAGAGGAATTAGGTCAAAAAAAGTTTACGAGGGAGGAAATTCGGGGGGCAGCTTTAAGTGCTTATGAATCTTTAAAGGAATTACGCCAAGAAATTATAGAACAAACAGCAATACAGCAAAAAATGGGTGGTCTGTTAAATGCTTATAAAGCTGCTTATGATGCTGTTTCTCGTATCGTAACATTACGTACTTTTGGGGAATCTCGAAATGGAGGATAAAAAATACTATCTTGGGTTGGATTGTTCTAGCAAAGCAATTCATGGAGTTATCCTTGATGAAGAAGAAAACATAGTTGGTCAATATAAATGGGCCAGCAAAAATAAAAGTTCTGAACAAAGATTGCTTGATTTTAGTCAGGATTTTTTGACTGAACTTAGTACAATAACTTATACCCTTTTACGTAAAGGTGATCCGATACCACGCCGGGGTCAACAGAGAAAGGGGGTACAATTAAATAATGGAATAAAGGCTGCTGTCGAATCAGCGATTTTTATTCAAAACCCCAAAGCAACTATTGCAATCGCTTCGGTGGTTGGAGTAGTTCGTTTTATTTGTATGCTGGCTGGAGTTAATTGTTGTTATGTAGATAATACTAAGTGGAAACGAGATGTGGTGGGGAAAGGAAATTGTTCTAAACAAGACATTAAAGCTTTCGCTACTAAGAAATGGGGAGATATATTCAAAGAACAAGATTATGCAGATGCGGCTTGTATAGCCCTCTGGAAAAAGAAGGAGAAAGATAATGGCAAAGGATGAACTAGTATTTAGATTTAATGAGAAGTACGAAAAACAGTTAGATTATGAGGATAAACTGCCTGAAGGAGTTACTGAGGAAGATGTTAAAGCCGAATTTGGGAAACTTGTATGGTGTGATTTCTATGATTGCTTTTGGAATAAGCGCGTAGATAATTTGCAAAGAACGTGGGGAACAATTACAAACCAGCCTGCTTATGAACCAATTGGTTCTAACCCAACAGACGCCGTTTTCCAAGGGATTTGTAGTAAACCTAATGAGATTGCATTGCGTTTTAGAACAATAAGAACAACTACAGGTAGAAGTCAAGATGTTCCTTATTGTTTTGTTGCCGCAAAAAATGGTAAACTTGGACATATGGACTTTGCTCGTTTACTTCAAGGGGATGGTACTCCATATGGGGGTAACATAGATTCTCAATCGGGCGATCAAAACTATACTAATGAAACGTTTCATGCCTAGACGTTTACCAGAAGAACTTAAAATTAAAGCACTGGAATTGTATCTTACAGGAGATAATACGGCAGATGCGATCTCAGTAGAACTAAAACGTATCTTTGATATTCCAGTGGCAGTATCTACGGTATATCAATGGATTAAAACGGAAAAGTGGAAAGATCAGAAACTAGGCATCCGTGCTAATGCTATTGCACAAGTACAGGAATCGGAGACACAAAGATACGCTAGATTACAAACAGAACATTTAAATGAATTTGAATCATTACGACATAAAGCGGCACATGAATTAACAGGATTAAATTTTACTCGTGCCTTTGATGCCGCTAAAGCCCTTGATTTAGGTATTCAAGGGGAACGTCAAGTGATGGAAGGAATGATTAATCTTCAATTTGTACAGGATGTTATGTCTGTATTAATTGAAGAAATACAAAGTCCTGAGATTTTGGAGCGGGTAGCGTTTAAACTTAAAACATTAGTACAAAAGGATGCAAATGACTAAAGAAGTAACAACAGTTGACAAAGCATTTGAGATGCTATATACTGGTCTTCAAGCCCATACTTCAACTCAGATTGGTAGTTTCGGAGATTTTTTACGGGATGTATGGTCACAAGGGTTTGATCATCCTGAATATTTTAATGCGTGGCATATAGGAGTTGTAGCAGACGATATAGAACAGTGTTTGGAAGACGGTAAAAATTATGTAGCTGTATTACCCAGATTCCATTTTAAATCTACAGTATTAGGCCATGCCTTCAGTGTATGGAGATTGTTAAAGGCTACACGAGATATGTCAGTTTTATATTTATCGTATAGTGATGGCATGGCTAAGTATCATATCAATGAAATTAATAAAGCTGTTCAACGTAACCCTATTTTATCAGAAATGTTAACGAATAGATCACCGAAAGCAGATTTCTCTTTTCGGTATCATTTACAGAATAAACCTGTTGATATTATGCACGGTGGTCTATTTTCTTTCAAGAGAGGGATGCATGTTAATGGTGCGTTAATTGCTGATGATGTATTGCGTGATCCTGAGAATCCTTTGAATATGGGGCAGATCACAAAAGTTGAAGATCATTTTTTAACAGAGTCTATGTTTATTCCCTTGAAGGGGGTTCCAGTAATTGTATTGGGAACTCCAATGATGCCGGGAGACTTACTGACAAAGTTGCAAGGTGATGAAAGATTTAAGTCAAGGATATTACCCGCCCTTGATCCCGTACCGGGACGGCGAGTATTAATGCCAGAACTATATGGTGAAAATTGGTTATTAGAACAACAGAAGGCACGACCAAAATCTTTTGCTTCTGAGTTTTTACTTCAGCCACATTTCACTACTGAAAGTTATTTTGAAAAGGAGGATATAGAAAATCTAGAAGATATAACATTGCGGAATTTGCCTGTAACAAAGGTGTATGCAAATTCTGTTGATGAACAAATTTTTGCTGGCTTCGATGTGGGAAAAAAGAGACACCCATCACATCTAGTTTTGTTTAGGAAAATCGGAGATACCATAGAGCAGATACACCAATCATGGTTAGATGGTTGGAGTTATTCAGATCAAGTCGAATATTTAAATGAAGTAGCGGATAACTTTGAGATTACACGAGGATATATAGATAATACTCGTGGAGAGTTGGAGGATCGAGGATTACACCATTCGTGGCGTTCAATGTCCTTTACGGTTAAATCAAAGAATACAATGGCTCATATATTTGAGACGTATGTATACTCCGGTAGTTTAAAACTGCTTAAAGATGAACGACAAACTCAGCAAATTTTATGCGTAAACAATGAATTAAAAGCCCCTGAAACACCTATGGGGCATGGAGATGCTTTCTTCTCAATAGCAATGGCTTTACAAGCTTGTTTTGAATTATCACAAAAAGTTTACACCACAGTAGGAGACTTAACAGATTGGTTAGATGCAGTATCGCCGGGAGAACGGGCGAAAGCAAAAGCTACTGCCAAGTTAGAATCCACAATAAGTGGGGATAGTGAGACATCAAAAGTATTTGAGGAAGCGAATAACAATAAAGATTTAGAAAATGTGCCTGTGTTATCATGGGGTGATTCATTACCAGTTGAAGGGGATCAACCCCCTAATCCAAATTGTCAAGAAAGTATCTGTGTACCCTCATTTTGGGTAAGGGAAAATAATCTATGTCTCTACTGTGAATATCGAGGATAAAAAAGGAGGATTACAAATGACAACACAGACTATTACATTAGCACCCCATGCGGAGATTGTGGCACAAAATCGTTATTATCTTAAAACTGAAGAAGGGGAAATAACAGAAACGAGCAACGACTTATTTAAAAGGGTAGCAAAAACCGTTGCTAAAATTGATGAACAATATTTAACGTTCCCTGTAGAACAAGTATTATTGGAACAGGATTTCCTTCATATGATGGAGGATTTAGAATTCCTTCCAAATTCCCCAACCTTAATGAATGCTGGGACAGAACAAGGAACACTATCGGCTTGTTTTGTATTGCCTATAGAAGATAGTATGGAGAGCATAATGAAAACCGCTGCGGACATGGCTATGGTACAGAAATTTGGCGGGGGTACAGGATTCTCTCTATCTAAATTACGGTCTAAAGGAGCCGCAATTAAAACTACACATGGTAAAGCTTGTGGCCCAATAGCTGTATTAAAAATGCTGTCGGGCGTTTCATCTATGGTAACTCAAGGGGGTAAACGTGATGGAGCAAATATGGCGGTTATGGATGTTTCTCATCCGGATATCTTGGATTTCATTGTTTGTAAATCCGTTGAAGGCGATATCCATAATTTTAATATTAGTGTGGGTGTTGATTCACAGTGGATGAAATGCGTTAAATATGGTTTATCTTATGATCTAGTGGAGCCTCATACTAATGAAATCGTTGGCACGTTAGATGCACGAGAAGTTTTTAATTTGATTTGTGAAGGCGCACATCAAAATGGAGAACCGGGAATGGTTTTCTTTGATCGTATTAATGAAGATAATAAAGTTTCTTCTGAATATGGCCCGATGATTGCAACGAATCCTTGCGGTGAACAGCCTTTGTTGGGAAATGAGTCCTGTAATTTAGGATCAATTAATGTTGCAAAATTTTATACTCATGATTGGGTAGAAGATACAAGTGGATATACTCGCTGGGAAGAGA